GGATATAGTGATGCGAAGTCAAACTTTGCAACGTTCTTTGAATATCCCACTTTCAGTAGTCTCGATAAACCACCAGTGAATGGTACTTTCTCTTGTCCTGTGGGGATACCCAATCCATTCTCATATGACCAAGCCAACATCAATATCTTCCAAATGGCGGCAGTACCCATAGTACACGTCCTACTGAAAGATGATGGGATAATACTCGCCATCAAAAACGAAGCTTGATTAAACTGATCGTCCACTTTTTCTGTTTCCCATAAGTCATCCAATAGGTAACGAGATACTATGTACTTACCTGTAGTTTCTTTAAATCCTTCTTCCAATGGACGATAGTCTGTGATTTTATACCACTCTCCATTGTCATCATTGAAAGCGTATTTATTTTCTGTGTCAGCATCAACCTTTGCAATCATACCACCATCTATATAAACACGATTTGGTTTGGCAATCTTATTGAACTGACAGATATATTTTAAACCTGCAGATTTGATGGAGGAGTTAATCGCCATTGCTCTTCTCACTGCGTGAATGGTGTCCATTATATTATAACCCCACATCATTGTTTGGTCATACCATTCCATTTCTGCTGCCAACTTTAGAGTTTGTCTTCTCCTCTTAATCTTTGACTTTTCATTCCTTGTGATTGCGATGTCTTTGATTTTAACATTCAACTTCTCACATCTACCAAATATAAATGACCAGTCAAAGTTCTCTGAGTTGTAACCACATATCAATGCAGGTTTTAAATGATCTATAACTTTAAAGAAGTCTTTAATCATTTTAATCTCACTTTGATCTTTCTCCTCTTCAGTCTCTCCTTCTATATCCAAAATGTGTTCAAATCCTCTGTTGTCTTTGATTCCAATGTTGAATATTCTACCATCTTCAGGTGTTAGGGAGGTTGTCTCTAAGTCAAATGTTAACTTATGTACCTCTGATATATCTTCAAATCCTTTAAATAATCTCTTACCTGTTTGAATAAGGAACTGATCCACAGAACTAATAGTCAAAAACCTCTCATCTTTGAAAATATCAATACCTCCCTCTTTGAAGAAGTTTATTAACTTTTGATATGTCTGTGTAGTATGGACAAGAAAGTTATATCCTGCAATCATTCTTGGGTCGTCAGATATCTCTAACTGTTTGAACATAATACCATATTCTCTAGATTTTCTTCCTGCAAGTTGACTATCACCACCATAAAAAGTGGAGGTGTCTAATCTCTTCATCCATAAGAAAGGTTTATACCCTACAGTTTTTATTGTCTTACCTATCTCTGGGTCATGCACTATTAAATGCATCACAGGTTTCATATAGTCAGGTTCAATACCAACTATATATTTCTGTGGGTCTCTACCCTCTAAAAATCCCTCAATTCTCTTCTGAAAGTCTTCTGTTTCGCTCATCTATTAACTTTTTTATTTGATACCTCAATTCATCTATTCTATTGCTATAATACCTCTCCGCTTTTTCTCTAGCATCTTCGAGTTTGGCAATCTCTATTTTCATCTGCATTATACTATTGTCCATAAAACTACTTTTTACAAATATACAAATAATATTTGACAAAAACAAACTTGTGTGTAAAACTTTTTTAAGTTTACGTGGTGATTTGGTTGAAATAACCTTTTAGTGCGTCTTTAACTTCACCTTCACTCACCTCTCCTAATATCGTATCTGATATTAATTGTTTCCTCTGTAGTACATTATAAATAAGTTCGTCTATAGAGTCAATAATAATTGGATATAAAACATTAACTTTTTTATCTTGTCCTATTCTGTGGGCTCTGTCTTCTGCTTGTGAGTGTTCAGATGGCACCCATGACAAATCATTAAAGATTACCACTTCTCCTTCTGTGAGTGTAAGTCCCACACCTGCAGCTTTAATATTGCCGATGAAAACTTTAATCTTTGGGTTCTGTTGGAATGAGTCGATGGATATTTGTCTTTCTTTCTGTGACATCTGTCCATATAACATTACTGCTTTGTTTCCGAACTCTTCCATTAGTCTTTCTATTACTGCTGTGAAGTTGGTAAATATTATTACTTTCTTCCCCTCTTCGACGGCAGCTTCGGCTAACTCCAAAGTATGTTTTATCTTTTCGTATGCGACATACTTCCTCAATACTGTAAGTTCTACGAGTTGACGAGCAAATCCTAATGACTTACCTTCAGACTTCATCCATTTAACATATTCATCGAAAACGGTATCATATTCATTTCTGTTTTCAACTTCGTAGTATTTTGTTGATATAATCTTATCTGGCAAATCCACAGCTTCTTCTTTTCTCATTCTCAGAAGTATTGGTTTCGTCCTTTCGTGTAGTTCATCGAGATTGGAAGCACCATCAGTGATCCACACTTGCCTCATTTTTCCGTAATTTGTACGTTTTTTAAAGGATTTCGCATCACAATATCTAACGGCATAATATCTCCAATCGTGAGTCACTGGGGAATCACAAAGTTTCAACAACGAATAAAAGTCCATTGGTCTATTTGATATTGGAGTACCTGTAAGTAATAATATCTTTGGAATATATTTCGCAAGATCGTTAACCATCTTTGAACGTATTGCTTTTGGGTTTTTGATAAGATGTGCTTCATCGAGAATCATCATATCATATTCATCAGCGAGGATATCTAGTTGAAGTTCCCAATCTTCGTAATCTTTCTTTGGATCAACGATAGTATGGAAGTTCTTGAGAATATCATAGTTGATAACTGTAAACTTAGCAGATTTATAGAAGCTACCATTAACTACTACAACATCTTTGGTATAGTATTCTATTTCTCTTTTCCAGTTGATTTTAAGAGAAGCGGGACATATCACCAATATCTTCTTTGCTTCAGATTCAAGTGCTGTAACTATTGAAGTAACTGTTTTCCCCAATCCCATGTCGAGACCTAAAATAGTTCTATCTCTTTTGAGAGCAAACTCTATTGCTGTCTTTTGATGAGGAAATGGTTCTCGATGGGAATATTTATCATATTCAACATAAACATCAGGTTCATCATACCATATGTCATCCATGAGTTGAGTCTTGGGGATATAAAATAATGAAGAATATCTTTGATTTTGATAAAACTTACCAATAACATGATAAGTCTTTCCCATATCTGCAAGAACCTTTTCAACAAGAATCTTTGTTGGAACAAATTGAAGTTCAAATTGTTTTTTAAGATTATCTCCCAACCAAGAGGTAATACCTACAAGTTTATTAAGGTCTTCAGGTTGGACATCATGATTCTTTCTAATGTAATCTGATTGTGTTTGTGTTAGTGAGAAGGATTTCTCTTTAAACATTTTCTTCTGCAATTGCAGCAAGTAATCATTAGTCCCTGAATACTCTCTTAATAATTCTAAAGATTTTATTATCTTATTAGTTATTTCCATTTATAATATATGCATTATTTCATATATGATAAATTTAATAAATTATTAAGAATTGTAAAGTAATTTACTAGATTAGATGCTTAATTATATAAGCGCAATTAATAATAAATAATTGCTGGTATAATTATATATGCAGTGGATAATCAAAAAGTAAAGTTTATCCAAATATTTTTTTAAAAAAAGTTTATTCGTTTTTGAAATATTTATTATAAAGTAATGCTCAATGGCAAAGAATAAGAAGAAAATCCCCATCAAAAGAGTAAATAAATTCTTTGATGATGTTGATTTCAATTTAGAAATTGGAATGGGCCGCGAATATTTAGAAGGTGACCTCAACTTTTCTGTTGTATTATATAGGATAGATAGAGATAAAACTTTCACTGATGATGTATACGCTGAAGCATCAGTTGAAGAAATGAGATATCATACTCCTGTGGAGTTGAGCGTATTACTCAATATTGAAGCAAGTGAACCTGGTACTTATAATCCAAATGGTTCATTGAGATTCGAAGAATATGGTAAACTATCATTCCATGTGTATGTAGAACATTTAGAAGAACTAGAAGTAGATATTACTTATGGTGACTATATTGCATATAATGATAGAGAAAATAATATCAAATACTTTACTGTTGTTGACGATGGTAAGATTTATGCTGATAACGAAAAAACAATATTAGGATATAAAGGATTCTATAGAACTATCAAATGTGTTCCTGCAGATCCTGATGAATTCCAAGCAATCTAATATGTTACCAAAGAAAAGAAAGAAAGATATAAACATAACCCCGAATACCAAAATCAATAACGCGAGGTTGAAACAGATTGCAGATGATGCAACTGAGAATGGTACTTATCTACCTAAACCAATCGATTATGTGGATATGGATTCCGAGTTCATCAACTTTATTGATAATGAACTTGACTTCCAAATCAATGGTAAGAAAGTTCCTGTGGTATTCTTAACATCTCAAAGATGGGCAGAGTTTACAAGGACGTGGCAATATTCTGACAAATATAAGAATATGAAAATCCCTTTCATTACGATTGTGAGAAAACCTGACATTCAAAGAGGGACTATGGTGAGTCAAGCACACAACATTCCGGGTAAACCTAGATTTACATATTTCACTGTTAAGACATGGGATGGTAATATCGAAGGTGCAGATGTTTATCAAATACCTCAACCAGTACCTGTTGATTTAATGTATGAGGTGAGATTATTCTCCTTCAGATTAAAAGAGTTAAACTCCTTCAACAAAAAGGTGGTTAAAGAGTATTCAGCACAACAAAGATATTTGAAAGTTAATAACGCTTTCTTCCCAACGACATTGGAGAGTATTGGTGATGAGAG